GATGTCAAAACAACAGCCATAGGGTCTCCTTTTAAGTTAACTTTGTATCTAATATTACCAGAGTAAAACAAGAAAAGAGCGGACCAGAGATCAAAGTTATTTAAATAAAAAGTATCTTCAGGCTCATCTAGTACTTCTTGACCAGGTATATCAAAGATAACATTAGAAAGTCTCTGAGAAAACCTCTGGAGGATCTCTTCTATAGTAAAAACGGAACCTTTACCTCTAGCAAACGAAACTGGAGAAGAAGCACCAATATTCAAACAATTAGTATCGAATTCAGATCTCAAAAAGCTTTGTGCCTCAATCACATCATCATAAGTGTTACACATAGAGGAAAATTGAAAGTCTTTATCAGCTGCAATCCAACTAGTACATTGAATCATTGGCGTAGTAGTAGACATACCTGGAGGATTATCTAAAATTCGCAATGTTAGAGTGGGTTGCACCGAAAATCTAACATAGGGATCACCAGCTGAATTAATGCAGGACAACCAAGGAGTTTGTGCTAAAAACGGTACAGTAATACAAACATCTGTGGTACCAGAAACGGTGATTACTTCTTCAAGATAATCACCATTCATTCCTGCAGGCGTAGTAGCATCAAGTGTAACCACAACTCCCACTCTAAAGGTATAAAGGGGAGAAGTGCACAATCTCAACCTGACCTTAGTACCCCCTCTGTAAAACCTAAAGAATTGAGAGGTCCAGGACAATCTATCCAAAACTTTATCTTCAAGAAGATCTCTTGGAGTAATTGGCAGAGTTACAGCTCCAGTTCCACTCATCTCATTAAAACCTAAATAAGAAGGGGTAGTGATGAAATCTAACAAAGAATGAGATAATCTGTTGTCTCCGTAGTACCCATCATCTGTAAGGAAAGAGTCATCCAAACACTTTTTAGTCAAAGCGGGTCTAACCAACTCTCCAAAGGGATTGTTAGCAATATTGTCTGGTTCGACAGGTACTTCTTTAACTGTCGTCTTAGTTGATCCTGCAAAAAAATTATATACCTGACCGGCCGCATAAACAGTTGAACTACCCATGCCCATAGCGGTTGCAGCTCCAGCTGCTAAAGCACCAACAGTAGGAGCAGTTGTGTAAGGAACACCAGTAGCCAAATTGCCTATGGAAGACTGAGCGACAATATGACCAGCGACGTGAGGATTAACCATTCTAGCAAAAACTCTATACCTAACTGGAGCAGCTATACTCTCATCTATCGACCTAATATCACCTATAGGAAGAACATGTACGTTCATCATCTTAAGTGCTCCTCCTGTAAGATTTATCAGTTCATATGTACGGGGACTAAGCCATGGGATTTTAAGTAATAACTCTTGAGGTTTGGAAACATCAATTAAACCCACGTCCATAGACAGAAGGGTTCTCTGAGAGACGTTATCTTTGTAGGGGCAATGGACCACTGCTATGGTACCATATTGTTGAGGTACACTAACAATTTGAATCTTGAATTCGACATCGGTCTTAAACATAATAAAAGAAGCAATAGCTTTAGCAATTGAAGGACGGCCGATGAGCAAAGCTAAGGGGTCAAATATAGTATGAGAAGCCATATTACTCAGAGTACCTGAGCCAATTGGCCACCATCTGGTCATGACATCATAAGGTGTTTGATCTGGATAGGGGTCATCATTTCTAATGATTTGTTTCGCAGTCACAGCTTTTTCTGCGTTTTCCTCATTAGTAAGGAAGGTGGTAAGATCTTTATTATCAAAATTTAATTCTGCTGTATTACCAAGAGATTTATGGTCGGTATTTTGACCTTGTAAATTTTCTTTATTTTCGCTAATCTCATTTACTAGTTACGGTTGGGGTTGGTCGGATTAAGCCTCCTCAACAACTTAGTGTCACTGCTAAGAGAGCAATCTCTGGTTTTGACATACCAGGAATATGCAGTTCCTCAAAGCCCGAGTGTTATAAGTAACCTCCGGAGGAAAACTATTCAGTTCTTCTAAACCGAGAAAACATAGGGTAGTTTAAAGTCATACCCAGGACAAGGTTAAATTAAATTAATTGTTCCTGTACTGGGAAATCCAGTCGGAATGTATGTCGTCATAAGAAGTTACAGGCAGGTCAAAATAACCGAACTGACAATAATACTCTAATTCGGACCTAAAGCTCATATAAGCGTCTCGTCCATGATGATAAATCTCCCGTAGAGCATTTTCCACATTAATATTTAATTGATCTCTTTGGGAAAAGCCAGGTGCAGGTTTTCTTGTGTAAAACAACATGCCAATCAGAGAGTCCTTAGAAAGTGGGCAATGATAACCTTCTCTTGTTCTAATCCATCTTCTACATAGAAATTCTACGTCTGAGGGACTTTCGTAAAATTCAGGGAAAACTGAGCTCTTATCTGCTGCAGTAAAATCCATATTGAACAAATACTTTAGCGAAATTGAAAAAGTTTTCATGTTCCAATGCTCGGATATGCTCTTGTGAAAGGTGTGTACGTTATCATCTCCATAAACCTTGAGACGTATAGCCTTGTCAAAACTGGGATATTGCAGTAAACCAGAATTTTCCATAATGAACAAATAACAGATTTTGTGAATGAGCATATTAATAAACGAATTTATAAATCCTGTTAAAAAGTTACCCGATGCATTCTTTCCAAAAATCCACAAGACTTTTTTCCCAACAACTAAGATTGCATTACACCATGAGGAACAAGCGTTATACAAGGAATACCAAGAAGAACTTCCTTCAGGATACTTATAATACTTATTACAAAAAGAAAAGAAAGGAAAGAAAAAAATCATAAACTAAAGACATATCATAACCACTAAAATCTCCAGCACCCCAATAAAAGTCCTCGGGATGATCTTCAAGAAATAAAATAATAGTCTCCCAATCAAAATCATGAGGATTAGTTCCTACTGCTGAAGCTCCTTTGGATCTATTTCTCTTGAGATGGGCAATTAACATACCCAACTCTCTTTTTACGAATATTAAATTAAAGAAGGAGCCAACAAAAAATCCTCGAGTTTTACCAATAGCCACTCTATCCAATGAGCGTAGTTCATCTTTCAAACAATATTCACAGGCGTGGAGAAGTATAACACCTTCTTTGTTTGCAGCATAGTATTCTTCAACAGCTGAGTAAACAAGAGGATCAATTCTTTTTTCTTGCAAATTTATTAAATCAGCTCTCTTCTTACCAAGTAACTTAAGTTCTATTCCTGGAGCTGTAGACACAGATACTGAATCAATTCCGAAAGCAGGATCCCCTAATATAACTTGCTCGATAGTCAACCTGGACATTAGAGGATAAGAGGTCTCTCCTGAAAAGCCCTCAATAAGATCATCAGTTTTCTTATACAACTGCTCAATGACAAAAGGGTGCAGAAGAGGAGATTGACGTGTTGAAATTGTAGACAGAGATTTAGTTAAAGGAGAAATATAATTACCTGTTTCGTCGTAAAAAGAATCCAACATTGCTGGCATTACAGGTGTTTCAGTAAAACCCAAAATGGGATTGTTCTCGTCGAAATTGTGAAAAAGTTCTGTCTCCTGAAACTCGGTCTTTTTGGGCATAAAATTTAATTTGGCAAGGTTCCCTAAGTAAATTGAGCTAGGTACAGTATCATCCATTGCGTCTTTAGAAACAATATTTTGTTCCAGGATGGTTGGCAAGCGAGAGGAGACCTTAGACTGAGCTGTGATTTTAACTTGAGGCAAATCCTCTCTGTAAACAGGACAAAAGTATGAGTTGGTTCCTGAACCCCCAACATGAATGCCCCAAATTGACTGAGACGATGAAGGCTGGGGATCCATATAAACGGACGTACACATGCCACTTTTCCCTTCTGTGTTAGAAGCTATATAATAATTGACTATAGGAAAAGAATAATTGGAACCATCTCTTCTTTTAGCTGAAGAAGTTATAGAGGTTCTAGTATGTGAAACTGTTCCAGTAGGTTGAATGGTTAAGAAAGTTTTCTTAAGATTGTGAGCTCTCATAATTCTGATCATTGACCCTTTAAAACTAGCCGAAACTTTAGAAGGAAATTTAGAATCCAAAGATTTCATAGGGTTTAGATTTTTAAACTCAACAAAAGCTAAGTCTCTATCAGGAGCAAAAGAAACTTTAACTGCATCATGCAAGCATTTAAAGAGATGAGTATCCCCC